CTTCGGGCGTCCTGCCCCCATCCCAGACGCTTTGAAGCAGCTTTCTTTGGTCGTTCTTTGGCTTGGCGGAATACTGTGGGTCTAATGTGTTCTTGATACCTAGTTCTTGGGCGACTATATCGGCTACCTCACGGAAGGACTTACCAGTGGCTTTCATCGCCAACGTAAACCCATCTCCTGCGCCACATTGGGCACAATAGAACGAACCAACCCCATCCCGATCATCGAATCGAAACCTGTCCTTGCCCCCACACACAGGGCAACTGACGTGCTTTCCCGTCAAAAGCCTTGTGTCTATGCCAAAAGCTGGCAGTAGCTCCCGCCATCTGCCACGCGCTGCATCAGGGATTTTCATCTTTTTCCTCTAAAGCTTCTAATGCGATGGTTCTTGCTAGAGGATTAGCACCCCAGTCACCAAGACTCAATATCTCCCGCAGCGCGGTTTCCGGCTTCTCAATGTGGCGCTCCAGCATTTCAATTCGGCGTCCGCGCCTTAACAGTAGTTCATTGTAATGTCCCAACCATTCCTGCCATTGCGGAAAAGTTAATTCCCCAACTCCCGGTATTTTGAGATCAGTCATCTTTCCCCTCCAGTGCTTTGCGGGTTTCCTCCATAATGCAACAAGCTACAGGCGGGTTTGCGCTTCCGCAGTCCCCGCCGCAATCCGGACAACCGTAGTCCAGCCACCGCCGCAGCGCCGCCTGTAGTTTTTCGATGCGGTGAAAACAGCTATGCAGTTCGGTGGTAAGCTCTTGCGCTTCATTTTCCAGTTCACTGACATAATCGGCGTCAATCATCTTTCCCCTCCAGTGTGTCGCATACGATCTTGTAGGTCATGTCATCGCGAATCCAGAGAACGTCCTCATCCTCTGGCCCATGATGTAGGTCTTTAATCTTTCGCAGCGCCGCCTCCAGCTTTTCGATGCGGTCGGCGGCTTCTGTCTGCATACCGTAATCATGGTCCCACATGCTAATGTTCGCACGCAGCCACCTCACAAGATCGTCAGTCATCTTTCCCCTCCAGTGCTTCGCGGGCACGATTTTTCATTACAATCACAGCGCCGCGATACCAATTCCTATTATCTTCGCCTCCATCTTCGGGGCCAGACATTGTGTCATTGCCATATATCTTAATACCCAACAACGCCGCCTCCAGCTTCTCAATGCGGTCAGCGGCAGTCTCAAGCCTGCTGCACAAGTCCCACACATGACGGTGCTTCTTGTCTTGCCACTGATAGGCAAGCGTGAACATGTCATGCGATGTTGGCGCAGCGATACTTTGGCGGTAAGATTCTGCATCCGTGCGGAGTCGTTTTGCAAGATCATCAGTCATTTGTCGCCCCCATCCATCCACCAAGGGTTGCGGTCACGGTAATACCAGTACGTCAGCACCGCCAAGATGACGACTGTGACGCATATGGAGTCGATAGCATGGTCGCTCATGTTAACTTTCTCCGATTTCATTAACACGTTCTGCGGATGTGTTTAATTTATCGATAGGTGTAAGACCGCAGTAGATGTTGTGGGACCATTCATCACATTCGGGGCAGACCATATTCTCCATGAGAACAGCCGCATCCAGCATTAGCATTGGCAGTTTGAGAGCAAACCATTCGTGGCGGCATAAGCCGCAGTGGACGGGCATGGAGTCAGGAGCGTCAGTCATAGCCCCTCTCCTTCGGCAAAATCCAACTCCACTTTGATACAGGCAATGCGGGGCGAAACAGATTGATCCGCTTTCCACTTATCATTATATGCTGTCACATCATCTGGCCTACCATACACGTTCACCCACACCGTCCGCTTGTGGCGGGGGCGAACTTCGATGAGGTCATGAGGATGCTGGTCTGGATTGTCATAAAATCCGCCATGCTTTGTATACCAACTAGTCATTTCCCAATAACCCATTTTGTTCTTCATAGCACCATGAACCATGCAGTTCTCAAGCCCCCCATCCGTCGCATAGATGCGGACTTCACGGCCATCGCGGGTGCGGTACTGCTTGTTGATGTCAATCATCATTCATTTCCTTTCTTAGGCGGCGCGGGCAAAGGCATCCAGTGGGTGGCTTTGATCTGTTTTGGGCAACAGCCGCAGCCGTTGTCTATTGGATACAAGTTAGCATCAGCACAGTATATGCTTTTGCCGTCCCAAACCAAGAATGACGGCAATTCCTCTTCCCAATTATAGTTGTCAGGGCGCTTCGGAGCGGTGTCGATTGGTTGCCACAGGACGCTATGGCAGCTAGTGCAAACCATCCGCCCATCTTTTGTCTTCAACTTGCTATGTTGCCCGCAATGGCAGTCTGCTGTCTGTTCCAAGCTCACGCTGATCTCCTGTCGTTGGATTTGGCTTTGCGAATGTTGCGGTGACGAATCCATGATTCCACTTCTGGAGTCATTTGTCTAGCGGGTTCATTAGAAAAATGTCGCGGCGGCTTTGATTTGAATTTGTCCTGATATGCCCAATAAGCCCAACCCGGCTTGTAGCCACGCAGATTTGCATAAAGGATCAGTTGCGCGTACCAGCTTTGACCATCAGCGGTTGGCTTCTGATCCGGCTTGGCAGAATGCCTACTGGCAAGTTCATATAGCTCTCCGCTTTCTACCTGTACCTTGTCTTGTGGGGTTGGGCGGTGTCCACAGGCGGGACAATCCAGTACCTTTGGCGGCTTTAGGAAGTGGCACTTGGAACATTCCTTGGGCAGCTTCTCCTTCGGGGCACCTTCGGCCCGCTTGGCCTTTCCATCATCTAGCTTGTCATGATGGATGTCAGTGACAAAGCCAAGGTTAAGCGTAGTGCTGGAGTGATCCAAGATGATGCAGGACTCTTTGCCTTCCGCAGTACGCAACCCCCTGCCGATCATTTGTGTGTACAAAATCTCTGACTTGGTAGGGCGGGCCAGAATGATGCACCGAACGTCAGCGTCAAACCCTGTGGTGAGTACCCCCACATTGCAGATGATCTTCACTTCGCCCTTTGCGAACTTGTCTACAATCTCCCGCCGGGCAGGAAGATCAGTGTAAGCGTCCATGTATTCTGCTGGCACTTTGGCATCAAGGAACTGCTGCTGGATGTGCTTGGCATGTATCCTGTTAACAGCAAAACATATTGTTGGCTCATTGTTGCCACGTTCCAGCCAAGTCGAAACAATGTCAGCGACCAGATGGCCCTTGTCCATTGCGTGGCCCAATCCCTTCAAGTCAAAGTCGCCAGCCACCATCCTGACGCCTTTCAAGTTAGGATGTGCCGGGGCAAACACTTTGAAGGACGACAAGGCTTGCCGGTCGATTAACTCACCAGTGGTTATACCGACGATCAGATGATCCCATTTGCCGGGAGCGCCCATGCCCCTAGCCCAAGGCGTTGCTGTCAAACCAATGAATGGCACATGCTCCCATTCAGGAAGCTGCATCCAGCGTTCGTACAGGCTAAACCCAACATGGCACTCATCGACGATGACCAGATCAGCTTTTGGCAGATTACGGCGGGTCAGCGTCTGCACCGAACACACCTGAACAGGTTGGCTGATGTCAGTCATTTCATGACTGGCTTGGATCACGCCCAGATCAAAAATTCCGTTCTGTCGAAACCTTTCTACCGTCTGGTCGATCAAGCTAAGAGCCGGAACGACGAACATCACCCGCTTGCCCTTCTGGCGGGCCATGTTGACCAGCGCAGCGGCGATGACCGTCTTGCCGCTACCTGTAGGAGCCTGAACGACCGGCCTACGGTAGCCATTCGCCAACGCTTCACGGATTTTGTCGATGATGTCTGTTTGGTAGTCCCTGAGTTCCATTGTCTAGTTCCTGTTGTCGGGGTTTTCCCTATTATAGTATCTTATTCAGGTATCCTATTGGTATGTATCTTCCAGAGGATACTGATAGTTTCTAATGATAGTATATGGCACTCCATTAGAGTGGGGGGGCACTCCATTGGAGTGGGGGTGGCTTGCCCGCATCAAATGCCACGCTCAAGTCCAATGTGTAGACATTGGCAGTTTGCCCATAAACCCGCATCTGCATTACGCGCTGCACCATTCCGGCCTTCTCCAACCAGACAATACACTTCCTCACCTTGGATGCAGACAGACCCGAATCAGCCGCAAGACGGCCAACAGACGGCCAGCATTGATTTGCGTCGTTGGCATAGTTTGCCAACATAAGCAGCACCATTTTTTCTGAGCATGGGATTGATTGCTTGACGGCCCAAGCCATCGCTTGAAATGACATGGATTATTTTCCTGTGTTGTAAAGCTCAAGCGCAAGAAATATGGCGCGAGGGAATTTTGTGTCCCCAGCCATCCAACGGAACAACGTCCGCTCCGACACGCCAAGGTAGTCAGCAGCAAACCCGTAGTCCATTCGCAGTTCGCGAATCATCTTTTTCAGCTTTTCGCCATTGGGATTGTCAGTCATATTTGCCTCATTTTGGGTGACAGTTTGGCATTTAATCAGACACATTGTCATTTATCAAGGGACTTTTGTGCCGTAATTATAATTTCCCGATTTTTCTGTACCCATTTTAGGGTTTTTAATGCTGCCTCCACGGCGGGTAGTCTTTTTTCCGTGTCATCAAGGATTTCTTTTGGACGTTGCCCTTCGGCAACGTATCGGCGCACCAAATTAATGTAGCTGCGATGGTTGCGAACTACGTCCTCAAGAGCGGCTACTTGATCGTTTATGTTAATTTTATTGAACATGAGACCAATTTCTTCCGCGTTTTATCATGCCAATTACTTCGTAACTCACCCCAAACATTTTACCTATTTCTGTTTGAGTTAGCTTTGTTTCAAATAATTTTCGTATTTTTAATATATCATCTTCTTTTAGTATTGCTCTACTGTTTTTACTTCCTTTGCGATCACTTTGACGTTTCTTTCGCACCATATCGGCCATATTTTCTTTATGTGTACCTAAAAATAAATGTTTTGGGTTTACGCAACTTCGATTATCGCATTTATGACAAACACACATTCCTTTTGAAATTTCCCCGCAGAAAAATTGATATGAAACTATGTGGGCACCAATTGGTTTTCTGTTTAAGGAAAACTGTCCATAACCATCATTTCTTTTGGCAGCTTTCCATTCCCAGCAAGCGTCTGGGTCATTTGGTACAAAAACTTTTGCCATAAACCGATTTTGTGCCGGTTTTTTGGTGTATTTTCTTGGCATGTTATGCACTCCTTCCATAAAATACAGTTGATAGGCGCGGCCTTGTGTTATCGAACAGATACCAAGCGCAGTTGTCCTTACCAACGCTAGGGCTATCTTCAATCCACTTCACGCGGCCCACAGAAACTACAGCGTGGCAATACTCCATGTAAAACGATGATTGACGGGTGTGCGCCCAATCAGCATCAAATAAGAGCCATGTGGGTTTCAGGATGGCGCACCGTTCTATGATTTGATGCAGCACTAACCTATCCCAAGGCGGGTTAGTGACAATGTAATCAGCGCCCTGCAAGTCGGCCAATGTGATCTGCGTAGCGTCATGCTGCCAAATGTCATCAGCCATTGGCTCTATGTCAAACGCGGATGTACACTCATAGCCCAAAAATTTAAGGCTACGAATCAGATCACCAGCACCAGCACAAGGTTCGCAATAACGCGCGCCCATTGGCAAATAACTCACCAGTGGCGTTACCGCAGCCAAAGGAGTGGGATAGAAATCCCGCTCCATGCGTTCAAAGTTCGACCTCTTGCCCATCATCATCCCCCAAGACCTGTGTGGCGATTTCTAATCCCAGATGCGCGTCTGCTAAGGGCAATCTGGAAATGTCTTCCAATGCCCGTTCAAGCTTCATGATGTAAGCTGCGGCTTCCTGTGCGGTTTTGCGATCACGAATTGTAACTTTACGTTTTAGATTGTGACCTATCCGCAGAAGGCGGTATGTTAGGCTGAAGTAGGTGGGATAGCTTCCAAAGTTATCAAACATGGCGGTCCTTCTGGCACCCACTTTGCCACGATCCATTCGCACAGATGATCGTCGTCCACAATCCCCGAATGAACCAGCGCGTCGTTGATTGCCTTCTCTAAGTTTCCAATGTCACGTTTACGTTTGTCTGGCCTGACGGCTTCAATGGTAAGTTTGTACTGACCAGATATGCGCCGCCGCTTGGCTTGTTCCTTGATTTCCCATAGGGTTTCCTTTGTCCAGTCTACATATTCCTTTGACCGATACACCTTACCAGTCTTCGTGGCCCTCCAGAGCCTGTTGACGCTAGGGGGGAACGGAATGGACAGTTCGATCATGAGCGCATTATGCGTTGATCCAGATTCTTCGTCAAGAGGGGTTGACTCCAAATCAGGTTCTGCTATGTATTGGACATCCTACCACAGGAGAGAGAAATGCACCTTAGCCCAATCCAATACACCTTAGATGAACACCCGCTCACCCCCGACATTTACTTGTACGGCAAACTTGACGTTCTCATCGACCATGTGGACGATATGCCTTTCATTGACTCTTTCGAACTGGTTCGTGTAGTGAACCTTGGCGAAGAAAATGAAGAGCGCACCGAAGTGATCTTTGTGAAGGGCAAGGACAACGACCCGATTGCATGTGCCGTGTGGACCATGCTAAACCGTGATGAAAAGCTTATGAACGACATCTTTGACGACTGCGCCCGCGAAGGTATGTGGGCGGCGGAAGACGACGCTGCCGACTTTAGACTGCAAGCCCGCCGTGATGGCGAATACTAAAGGACAACCCAATGAAAATGTCAGACACCATCAACCAGCTTTCGACTGCCCTAGCCATCGCACAGGGCCAGATTGACGACGCTGTGAAGGATCGCAAGAACGACTTCTACAAGGCGAAATACGCTGACTTGTCGTCCGTCCGGGCGGCAATCCGTAAGCCATTTGCTGACAACGGATTGTCCGTTGTCCAGTTCCCCCGCACGGTTCAGGGCGGCATTGAGGTTGAAACCATGCTCATGCACTCATCTGGTGAGTTCATGGCTGAAACCCTGTTCCTGCCCGTAAAATCCGAAATACATCCGATTGGCTCCGGTATTTCCTATGCCCGCCGATATGCCCTTATGTCCATTGCAAATCTTGCTGCTGACGATGATGATGGCAACGCTGCACAAGCCGCACAGCCGCCAAAGGAGCCTAGTTCCGCAGAACGCGCATTGGGTTTGAAAGCAATCAAGGTTGCGGAGAAGGGAACTGCCGCTCTTGGTGAGTTTTGGAAGGGCTTGACACAAGACCAGAGGAAAGTGTTTGATGCAGAAGCTATCGCTGAATTGAAGGCTCTTGCCGCCCAATCTGATCCAAAGAAGGAAACCAAGTGATGGAACAGCGCAGTGATGAATGGTTTGCGGCTAGGCTTGGGCGCGTAACTGCGTCCCGCGTGGCTGACATTATCGCCAAGACAAAGAGCGGCTACAGCAGCAGCCGCGACAACTACATGAACGAATTGCTTTGCGAGCGTCTGACGGGAAAGCGCACCATCCTGTTTGCGACCGCCGCAATGGCGTGGGGGACAAACACCGAACCAATGGCGGCGCTGGCCTATGAGGCCAAGACCGGCAATCTGGTGGAGGGGGTTGGGTTTGTCCCCCACCCTACTATCGAAGCTGCTGGCGCTAGTCCTGACGGGCTTGTGGACCATGATGGCTTGATTGAAATCAAGTGCCCTAACACGTCCACCCATCTGGATACGGTACTGGCTAGTGTGCCACCAGCCAAATATGTTACGCAAATGCAGTGGCAGATGGCTTGCACAGGCCGCCAGTGGTGTGACTTCATATCATACGACCCGCGCTTGCCTGAGAAGATGCAAATCTTCATTCAGCGGGTTCAGCGCGATGACGCTATGATTGCAAATCTGGAGAAGGAAGTGAACCTTTTCCTTAAAGAGATGGGCGACAAGATCGCTCTGCTGGACGCAGCTTTCAACGTGGAAGGGGAAGACGATGGCATATGAAAAGCGTGACAATACCGGGGCTATGTTCAAGAACAACCGCAAGGAAACCGACAAGCAGCCTAACTTGACCGGGAACGCCATGATCGACGGCGTGGAGTATTGGGTGAGCGGTTGGACCAAGGTAGACAAGAACAACGAAAAGTGGATCAGCTTTGCCGTGACGCGCAAGGATGGAGACATGGCTACAGGCGGAAGGCCCGCACCTAGCCGCCAGTCAGCCGCTGAACTTGCGGACGACGACCTTCCCTTTTGAGGTGAACTATGGAAAACGCGCCCTTATCAGAGCAATTCCGACTCGCAGCAGAAGAGTGGGTAGACGCTGATTCTGCTGCTAACTTGCTGGAAGAGACCAAGGGTGCTGTTCTATCTCGCATGATGGCGGCTTACGGTGACATTGCCGTAAGCCGCGCAGAAATGAACGTCAAAGCATCAGATGCTTGGATGGATCATTTACAAAAAATGTTGGCGGCGCGTAAGAAAGCGGCGCTATTAAAGGTCAAGGTAGACTACATCAAAATGCGGTTCCAAGAATGGCAATCCGCCGAAGCAAACAACCGCGCTGAAATGCGCTTATAGGAGATACCCATGAAAGACAAATTTAAGAAATTTGAGGACGAAATCGCCAAAATGCCAAAGGGAGAAGCCAAAGAGGTATCTGAACTTTTCCTAGAAATGGAAAAGATCATTGGTAAGTATGATTTCGCTATGAAGATGTCCACGCTTTCGACGGCAATGCTGAATGCCATTATGGAATATTCGGACGACTCAAATGAAGCCCGCTCCCATGCGGCTATTGTGTCTTACAACCTTGTCTGGGGAATCCAAATGGCAGTTAATGTTATGAAGGAAGCGGCGGATGAGCATGACGAAGACCAAGAACTTGATGATGAGTTTCACAAGAATATGATGAAGCACTAATGAAGCGGGTCCGCATTACTGCCAAGATGCGGGCTGACATCTTTCTGCGGCATAGTGGCGTCTGCCATTTGTGCCGCATGAAAGTTGTTCCGGGAGAAGATTGGGACGTTAGCCATGAAATCCCATTGGAAGCTGGCGGTAAGGACGATGATACTAATTGGCTGGTTGCTCATCGCAAGTGTCATCGCACCCATACTAGCAAAGTGGACATCCCGCTAATCGCCAAGGTCAAACGCATCCATCAAAAGCACATTGGTGCCAAGCGCCCTAAGTCTCAAATGCCGGGCGGGCGAAACTCCATGTGGAAAAAGAAGATGGATGGGTCTGTTGTCAGAAGGAATGAGGGCCATGACGACCAGTGAAACAGGGTTTCAGGATAGGTTGAAGGGCTCCGTCCACGCTGTTTTTGTTGTGGCTAAATGGCTTCATCGAAAAGGCTATGATGTAAGGATTCCTGCCGAAACTGGTGTTATAGACTTGGGGGACATATTCGCCAACAAGCCAGACACACCAGTGAAGCGCATCGAAGTCAAAGGACGCAATGTTGTATTTACATGCGCGAATGACTGGCCTTACGAAGATATGCTGGTTTCCAATGAAGCTGCCGTAAATAGGGCATTGGCTGATGATCCGCACTACGTTATACTGAACGCCGCGATGACCCATGCGGCACTGATACTGCCAGACACAAAACAACATTGGAAGGTAATCAAAAAATGGGCTAGTAACACCCGCAAGGAAGAAAGCTTTTACGCTTGCCCAATAGAACATGTCAAATTCATCAGAATTGACATCGAAGGAGAATAAAATGAGATTCCTGATTACGATGAATATGCCCAGCACTTCCGGCAACTTGGTCCATCATGTGACTATGGACGTTGAAGAAGTCAAATCTACAGAAGAATTTTGCGAACTGATGAACGGTGAAGAGTTCATCATGGGCCGTCAATGGTATCGCCGGAAGAACTACGACGATAGCATATTCTGGGAAGATCGCGGCATGACTATCCTGAACACTTCCCATATTGGGAAGGTCCAAGAGTTTATCGACATGGAAGAGAAGATCAATGATGACGCCCAAGGAAATGCTGGCTCAGTGCGCCGAAATAATGACCCAGCGCGGGGAGGAGTATGGACATCTAGAGGAAAACTTTGACAGGATCAGCACCATAGCTTCTGTCATGTTGGGCAAGCACGTCAGCAATTACGAAATTGCCATGATGTTGCTTGCCGTCAAGCTTGGTCGTATGCAGGAAAGCAAACACCATCTTGACAACTATATGGACGGCATTAACTACATGGCTATTGCCGCCTATTTTTTGAAAGGCGAACTACCAAAAAACGAACAGGAAACCAAATGGGAACCCCAATAAACCCAAATACAGACGCTATCGTTGAAATGTGGAAGACGGGCCTAACCGGGGGTCAGATTGCCAGAAACCTTGGCATCACCAGAAACACCGTTATGGGTATTCTGGGCAGATGCCGGGCTTCTGGTAAAATTGACTACCGGATGGGTGCGGAACGCATCATATCCGTCAGGGCTAAGATTGCGGACAATGAGCGCAAAAGGGTATCTGTAGTCAGCAATTTTCTGCACATAGCAGTTGCTGGTGGAGACTTGCCTAGTAACGGACCAACCAGTGGCATCACACTGATGAAGCTAAAACCAAGTTCTTGCCGGTACATTATTGGCAGGAATGCAGATGATGAAGCACTGTTCTGCGGCGAACAAAGAGGCGCATCATCATACTGCAAAACACACCACAAGCTTTGCTATACGCATATCTCTAAGCTAAAGGAAAAGCCACATGCTGCTACAGCTTAACCCACCGATCCCCGTTGTCACCCCAAAGGGCAAAGCTCTTGCCCACATTCTAGTGGACTATGGCAGTGACCATGATCTGATTTGGATAGTCTTCCAAGCCGATGGGCAGTGCTGGTGCTGGCAAAACACCGACATCAGGGGCCAGACCAATATCACATATGGGCGGTCTACAAGCAGCGAATTTGTGCAACTGTAGGAGTCAAATGGCTTGCATGGTTCTGGTGAGTCTGCCATAATCGGCAAGTCAAGGAATGGTCTTTGGCTTACTTGCGGCGAAGGTTATGCGTATGCCGCCTGTGTAGCCCAACCCCATGATTTGTCGTGAACCTACTTGCCCCGGTCTGTTCGGTCAGGCCGGGGTTTTTTATGCTTTGCGAATGTTCACAAGGCGGCTACCAGCCTCCAGCGCCACAAACTCATGCGGGTAATGCGCGGGCCAGTCTACCACATTCCCACACACCAGTGTGCGTTCCCAGCCATCCCCATGCGCCCTGAACGACCCCTTGGCGACAATGGATATATGCACATCCGCCTCAGTGTGGGTGTGCATGGGCAGAACGTCCCCAACCACGGGGAAGTCGTAGACCGTCCCGCCGATGATGCCGTGTTGAATGGGGATCGTCTGCATCATGTCAGATCACCGTGGGTTCTTCTGTGGTTTCGTTTTTTGGCGGCGGCACGGGCTTCACAGGGATCGGGTTAATCGTAAAGGTGGCTGGGTCGTAGTACCATTGATCTGCCTCAACATCATCGTTGCAGGCCATCCAAAACAAGGGCGGAGCAACCTCAAACGGAGTCGTGGTTGTCTGGGCAACGCGCTCACCCAGCAGGGTGCCATCGTACTTGTAGACTTGTTCTGTGGGGGAAATGAGAGCTTGTTTCATATCAGTACTCCACAATCACAACGCCAGCAGCGCCCGATGCGCCATTATATGGAAATCCGCCATTTGATACTGCACCCGAACCACCGCCGCCATAAGCGAGGCCGGGGGTGCCGGTTCCATCAACAGTTGGCGCAACAGAGCCACCCCCTAAAAATGACCCTCCACCACCATTTACAAAAGGGACGGTTGTTCCAACACCACCCGCACTTCCGTAAAAATTAATATCGCCACCCGTACCAACACCGCCAGTTCCGCCTTTTTTTACGCCACCGTTTCCAAGTAGACCACCCGCACCCCCAGTGGCAGAACAATATGCGCCAAAAGACGAAGTATTACCGGAAGAACCATTCCCACTGCCACCAGACACCGTTGCGCCAACGGTAACGGCAACAGTTCCGCCGGGAGTTAGGCCGGACACAATTTTAATTGATGTGCCGCCACCGCCGCCGCCGGAACCGCTATAGAAACTACAGCTTGAAGATGCTCCACCGCCAGCGGCACCGCCGCCAACAACCGTCACCTTCACTTTGGTGACGCCAGCCGGGACAGTGAAAGTGCCGGTGCTTGTGAAGACTTGCATGTTGGAGAAGCCGCCAGACGATGCGGGAGCGGCGCTTGTCCAAGCCGATCCGTTACTGGTCAGCACATTCCCAGCCGTGCTGGGTGCTACTGCCACCACAGCAACGCCGCCGACCGTCGTAGCACCAGCAACCGCCAACGTCCCGCCCACCGTGGCGTTGCCCGTTATGGTGTCTGCGGGGGTGGTGATGCCGGTAGTGCCGTTCAGGGTGATAGCCATCAGTTTGCTCCCAACGCAGAGATTTGGGCAGAAAGCGCAGCAAGCTGTGCCTGCAACTCTTCAAGGGTGGGCTTGGGGGGGCTAACCGGCGCGGGCGGCGCGGGCTTTACAACAGCCGCAGACCCGTTCCAGTAATAGGTGCTGGCGTCAACATCGTCGGCGCACGGAACCCAATAGAGGGGGTCAGCAACAGGGAACTCATCACCGTCAGGAACGGTCTGGGCGATGCGGAGGCCAATCTGAGCGGGCGGCGTTGCGTAGTTGTAGACCGGCTCATTGGGTGAGATAAGGGCTTGCTGTGTCATGTCATTACCCCACATATTCTAGGTAGATGATGCCGCCGACGCCGCCATACGCGCCAATGCCAGCGCCGCCACCGCCCGCAACATAAGGCCCCCCGCTACTAGCAACTGGGGTCCAATATTTGGCAGTTGATGACACCCCGGAAATTGCTTGTTGATTTATACTATTTCTGAAATATGGAATAAATCCGCTTGCTGCATTAACACCAGAAGAAAAACTATTAGTTAAATTACCGCCCGATCCAGCGCCGCCGGAGCCAGCTCCGCCGCTAGACGCACCCGTTGCGCCAGTGGCAGAAAGAAGAGACCCAAAAGAACTTGAGCCACCAACGCTTGATGTCCCCGTAACAACTCCGGCAGAGGCCGCACCAACGGTTGCCGCGTAAACAGTCGTTGGAACCACTGTGTAATAACCAACAGCAACCCCACCCGCGCTACCGTTAAGGCTAGTTGTGCCATCACTGTAGCCGCCTGAGCCTGCTGCAATCACTGTCGCGCGGACTTGCGTAACGCCAGCGGGGCATGTCCAACTTCCGCCAGTAGATGATATGGTGGTGCTGGAAACAGTCTGCGATGCGCTGACGGTATATGTCCCAGTCGAACCAAACGATCCCGTCAACTGCGCCGTGATCTTCGTCCCGGCAGTCACGCCGGTGCCAGTAATAACGGAGTCAACAGTCAGAAGCCCACCGGCCACAGCCGTTACCGTCAGGGTTGTCCCAGAAATGGAGCCAGTAGAACTGAAGCCGGTCCAGAGCCTGTTTTGAAGGTTAATGCCACTGCTTGGCGCAGAACTAGTCCAAGCCGATCCTGTGCTGGTCAGCACATTGCCTGCGGTGCCCGGAGTGCCAAGTGAATTAGTTACGCCGCCAACAGTAAGCGTCCCGCCTATCGCCACATTGCCAGACGCATCGTTGACGATGTTGTTCGTCGCGCTGGATGGGTGGATGACGTTGATGGATTTGAGTGTGGACATTAGATAGCCTCCAACGCAGAGAGACGGGCTTCAAATGCAGCGTTGGCCGCTTCAAGCGCGTCGTTCTTGGCGGAAAGTTCTTGGATGGCGGCGACAAGGTGGGCGACGATCTTGCTGTAGTCTACACCCTGCGGCTTGATAGACCCGTCTTCGTTGACGGTATCCTTTTCGCCTGTGACCGCGTGGGGGATAACAGCTTGAAGCTCATGCGCGATGAAGCCTTCGCCCGCAGACTTGTCGCTGATCCAATTGTAGGTGACCGGCTTAAGCGCCTTGACAGTAGCCAGCCCGGTCATCATTGAGGCGACGTTTTCCTTCAGGCGGTAGTCGGATGTGGTGTTGTAGGAAACGGCGGTCGTACCGTTTTGAGAGATGGAGCCGATGGCCGCTCCATTGTAAAGCATATAATAATAAGTAGACCCATTAGAAGTACCGTTAATATGGCCCACAGATATGGTCGTAGAACCTGTCGGGCCAAGGACCACTATGCCATTTGTGTTTGTTGCACTGAAGTTTGTCGTCCCAATCCCCACATTCTGGCTTGTATCAACCGTCATCGCAGTCGTGCCAGCCGATTGAATGGTGAGAGCCGTAGACGCAGGGCTGGTGACAGTAGTAGCCGTGACTGTCCCGCTAAATGTGGGGCTCGCAGTCAGAGCCACCGTCCCGCTGGTATTAGGCAGCGTCAGCGTCGTGTCAGCAGCAGCAGCAGCCGCAGTAAGCGTGACAGACCCGCCGCCGGAACCTTTGATTGCTACAGGCATTAGATTACCGTCCAAGTTGAGCCAGTGGGAACAGTTACTGTCACACCTGAGTCTATACTAATTGGCCCAAAAGTGCCAGAGTTGTTACTAGTAGGAATGGTGTAATTGGTTGTTACCGTCTGGCCGTTGTTGTAAAAAATGGCATCAGTGCCGCCGCCAGTGGGAACAGATGTGCCCACCGAAGCGACATTCCAAACATCCGTGCCATTACAAGCCAGTACGGCTTGTGCGCCACGCGGGGCAACTTGATTGGCCCCGCCGCCGCCAGAAGCGATAATCACCCGTGAAGCATTACTGGTCGTCGTTGCGTTGTTCACTACCCATTGACCACCCTTACCAGTGGGAATGGTGTATGTAACGTCAGCGGCAATGTCTCCAGCAATCGAAAGGATCAGCGGCCTATACTGCGCTGCTGTTAACGTGGCGCTGCCTGACGTGGCATTCAGGCTAGTGACACCGCCAAAGGCTTGGTCGATGATGGTCAAGTCGCCGTTGACGGGGACGTTCCAATAATCAACGTAATCGCCATTGGCTGGTAGTTCCAGTACTTTGTTAGTAGTAAACGTACTAGTCATACTAGCCCTCTAAATTTCTGTTGGCGATTTCCAACGCATGTGCCACATGGCTGTCGGGAGTATTTAATAGTGATTCGGTATTGGAATTGATACTCTTTTTAGCCCGTTCTACTTCACGGATCAGGCGATCAGAGACCCTGCCGCCAGCTTTGCGCTCCACACGGCTTCCGGGGCCGTTAATCGTAAGAGGGCGCGGCATTCTATAGCCGCTTTCCTTGGGTGCCGGGGCAAGCTCTTCAAAATCTTTGACGACCGGGAAGACGGAGTAGGGGATTTTTGGTACATCAAATCCCTGCCCCTCTTTTGTCATTGTCTTGGGAGCCCCCGCACGTTGGGCACGGGAAGCTGCAATAGAACCGACGCCGCCGCCAATCTCCCCAAGAGTTTTCCCGGCCACGCCGCCAATGATAGATTCCAAAACGCCGCCAAAGGGGTAGCCAAAGGCAGCACCAGCGGCGGCAGGAATGGTCTTCTTCAAGAGTGCCCCAATCATGGACTTTTTAGCGTCATCAGACACCGGGCGGGCATTAATTATTTCTATTGCTTTGCTCATGTTTTGAAGATCAAGAAGTTGTTTTTTGGCAGCAACTGTTTCAACAGAATCGCTGGCGTTGGCTGCTAGGCTGCGAAGGTTTCCGCCCTTAGCCCCAAAAGCTTGCAGGGTAACAGGCAGGGAGGCGGAATCCGTGTATTTAGCGATTTGCTTAGGAAGCAAAGATAGATCGCCATTCTTGGGCGTGAGCATTTGGTTTTTAATCAAAGAATTGAAGTTTTGCATAGCGGGAGTATCGGTGCCAACTATGCGCTGAAGGCGCTTGTACAGCGATGGGCCTAAGTTGGGGTCAATGATTTTAGCATCAATCATTCCCTGCGCGGCTTGCGCCATTTCAGGCGTCAGATTTTGGGCAAGATAGCCGGTATCGGGGTCAACCATTTTGCCAAGAATGCCCTTAAATATAGAAGATTCCGCTCCTTTTTTAGGATTAAAATCCTTTATGTATTGCGACCATCCTTTGTCGGCTATCGCCATATTTGCCGTTGCGATGCCCTTGTCGCCCATGAATAGGCCATCTATTACCGCTTGATTGACAGCGTTTTTGTATCCATCAATAATTGCTTGAGTAGCTATGCTATCGTCGGTAGTGCGTGCCAAGCGGTACGATTCACCAAGTTTCTTTTTGGCTTCTAAAATATCCGCAAAAGTGGGTCCGCTAGTCTTATTGTCAAAATGATTCAGGTGGATGTTCAACACCTTCTGCGCGTCATTTGCTGCGGGGTAATTGCCAGTTAACTCTTGCCAATTTGGGTTGACCTTTTTGGCGGCAATGTTATCCCTGACGAAATCGTTAATGTATGTATAGGCAGATTGTTTGGTTTTGAAAACGTCCTGCAAGTCTTTTTCAGCAAAAGGCAAAACGCCCTGCGCGCTAGGTCCGGGTGTTTTGAATGTAAATGACTCTGGCATTGCCTCCAAAGCTTTGTACGGCGCTTGGGACTCTTTAAAAGCTTTTTGTCCAGCAGCCTGCAACGCCTCCGCACCAGCAGATTGGCTGACTTCTGGCTTGATAAGGCTTTGACGCTTTTGCTCAAGAATTTCTTTTGCCTTTGTAGCCATTTCTTCTGCGGTCTTGCTGGCAGCGCCTTCAGGGGCGGCAATACCAGTTACCATTTGGCGGGATACTGGAACGCCTTGTGATTCCAAAATTGCAGCCTTAGCAGCATATTCTGGCGCAACAGACCTACCAAGAACCTTTTCAGCAGCGGACCCAAGCGCAGCGCCGCCAACACCACCTATGGCCGCTGACTTTGCAATCTCTCCCGGAGTAAACTGGTCTGTGCCATATTTCTCAAAAGCGCCAGACAGCCCCCCAAAGCCAGCACCAATGGTTGCGCCACTAGCCGCAGCCTTGCCCGTAGCGCCAGCCCCCAAACGACCAGCCAGTTGGGCAGCCCGCATACCGGCAGCGCCTATTGGACCCGCAGGAACCAGCAAGCCGCCAACAATTCCAATGCCGGTCCCCGCCATAGAAGGTTTAGGGTTTTGCCGTTCAAGTGCATCCCTATAGGCCCGTTCCTTAGCAAGGGCTTCTTGATATGGTATGTTTTCTGAATAAGAGCGGGTTAGGGCCATCGCATGGGTCGGGCCACCAAAAAGAGCGGTGTCTGCGGCGCTGCGCGCAAATGTTTTTACCGCATCTGGGATGTAGCCGCGTTCTTTAGCAACAAGAACTTCATCTGCTACGGCTTGTTTCTCACCTTTACCAACAGCAACTGGCGTGCTTAATCCAATGTCTGCATCAGAAAGCAAGCCTCCCTTAGCCTCCCCTTTTGGGGAAGGCGATATGCCAATATCCGCGTCAGACAGAAGATCAGCCATTACTGAGCCCTCTCCCATCCAGTTCCCTTCCAGCGGAAATTCCCGTTTGGCGTTGTGTAAATCTTATCCATTACACGTTCGCTTGCAACAGGAATAGCTGGGGCCGGTGCCGACTCTGTAGCGCCGCCCATCTTTGGCTCATATCCAAGATGCCCATATTCTTTCCGAAGTAGGGCAGTATTTTCGGACATGGCTGGGTCGGCAGTAGGCTGCGGAAGACTACTGAAAGCTTGAGCAACCCGCCTATTGTACTTTTCCTGACCAGTAAGTTTTTTGCCGTTAAACTCTTCAGGTGCTTCCCTAAATATGCGTGGATGTTGAGCCGGATCGGAACGTCGGTAATTTTTTTCAAAATCAGTATCGCGGTCCAGATTATAAAGAGCATCGCCCTTGGCTTTCCCAAGAAGCAAGTGGATGGCTCCCGGTGTCAATTTTTCCGGGTCTGGGGCAATTTTTGACTCCAAAGCGCCCGTAAAGGCTGGGGCGCGCTGCCCACCAATATCCTTAATAGCTTCAGCCACTTGGGTTGCTGCAATTTTAACAGCATATTCATATTGTGCAGCAGGATTGTCCCCTAAAAGTTTCAATTCTTGACCTGTTATACTTTGGTATATACCTTTCACCTTATTTATGGCGCTACTGATGCCGCCACCGGGCAAGCCTTCTGCCTGAAGTGCTGCAAGCGTGTCAATATCGTTAATTAATTTTTCTATTTTAACGGTACGGGCCGCACCCTCATCGGCACGCTTGTCAGCCCTTGCAACTTGAGATTTTGAAATCTCAAGATTGCGAGCAACATCTGCCCCATAGATTTTCTCTAAATCCTTCTTCAAAGCATCGCGCTCAGTTGTGGCCGTTGCCCTAAGTGAATTTGCTTGTGCCACAAATTCAGGAACTTGACTTCTGGCAAGTTGGTCAGCCCTAGTAAGCCTACTTTGAATGCTTTTCATTCGCACGTTGGGGTCTTCAGCACTGCCGCGCTCAAACCCATAAGCAGCCGGATTTGCAAAGATGCGCTTTTCATAATCATTGGCAGTT